TGGATAGGTGGCTGCCAAGATGTCAAGCTGCAGCATATTAACCAGTGCGTTCAACTTCTCGACTTCGGTCAGTTCTTTTTTGCCGCGTTGCAGTTCGTCAATCCTTGTGTTGTAGCTATCAACGCTCGGGAGAAGGTCTTTGATGCCTTGCCAAAAATCAGCATTAGCGGCTTGCCTGCCTGCCTCTGAAAGCGCATTGATTGCGTCTTCAAATGGTTTTAGGTTGATTCCAACCCCTAGCCTTTCAAACTCTGCTCTAAGCTTAATGACGGTTTTCGTGTATTCGTCAATCTGCCTATTGGATGCAATCATCGCATTTTCACGTTCCGCAAAAAGAGCTTTAACAGGCGAAAGCCCAACATCCGCAGCAGCTCTGTTTGCATCAGCTGCTTTGTTCTGCAGCTCTTCCAGCAGCTCTAGTGATCTCGTTCTCAAGGCCGCCAGTTGATCTTCTCTCCTGATAGCTGCCGCGGCCGCCCTATCAGCAGCTGCCGCACGCTCAAGGTCACTCCTAGTGGTGTCTAGACCAGGCTGGCGCCCACCTGTGCGGCGACCAGTGCCGGGAGATGGGGCGTCGGTCCATATCTTTTGAATCTGCGCAAAATCGCGTTTTGCACCTTCGATAAGATTTGCAATCCGTCCTTGAATAATCTGCGCAGCTCCCGCAAAATCGCCTTGGATAGCTTTGCCGACTGCTTGGTAAAACATAACGACAGTCTTTGCAAAATTATCCACCAACTTTATAGTCGCATAGATCAGCGTTGCAAGTGATCTAATGCCGACTCGTATGACATCAAACAGCGCGGTCCAGTCCTGCTTCGTGTCAAACAAGTCGCTAAATACTTCAAGTATGGACTGAAGAGCCGGCAGTAGCGCATCGGTCAGTTCCAGCCCAAACCCTTGCGCCTTGATGCCGAGCTGAGTAATCGTGTCGTTAAACAGATCAGATCGCGCCGCAAAATCTTCGCTTACCTTGTAAGTAAACTTTTCCATTGCGGCCGCGCCATCGTTTAATAGCGGGATCAAATCAGCGCCTGATTTGCCGAACAGTGCTACAGCGGCCGCAGCTTTTTGTGCCCCATCGGGCATATCAGCAAAACGATCTGCAATTTGTTTTAATGCCTTGTCAGCTGGAATAACATTGCCGTTTGCATCTTTAACGCTAACACCTAGCGCAGCAAACTTGCGAGCTAATTCATCATCGCCTTCTGCCGCCCTAACTAGGTTGACGTTCAATTTGCTTAAGCCTTTCCCTAATGCACCAATATCCAAATCAGCTAACTTTGCTGCATTGCCAATGCCAGTAAGGGCGCTGGCGGCTATGCCAGTTTTGGCTTGTAAATTAAACAGCTCATCACCTGCATCTATTGACTTTTTGACAATAGAGCCCAATCCTGCGACAACCGCGCTTCCAGTGATGGCAGCACCAATACCTGCAACGGCACCTTTGAACTGCAAAAACCGGTCAGCAGTATTCTTGACCTGGCCTTGCAGGCCTTGCATGGAGTTGCCAAGGCGCCTGATATTGTTTTCGCCTTGAACATCCGCCTTGATGCGGAGCACGGCGTCGAGATTCATCGCCACGGCCTAGGCTCCCTGTTTTGCCATGTAGCACAACACCGCGCCTTCCATGATCTGCAGATCCTCCAGCAGCGCTCGGTGTGTGGCTTCATCTGCCGTCAGTCTAAGCACCCACGCCACCGCGCCATAATCAAGCCCGATGGGCCCATTCATGCCAGTGCGCCATTGCGTCTGCACACGCAAGAACAAATCAAGCGCCGGCCAGTTCTCTTGCAATACCTCAAAATCAACCGGCGCCTGCTCTGGCATCACAATGCCAAGAACTGCCGCATCGTTCTCTGTCTCGTCAACAATGCCGCCGCTAGCCCAGTGCTCAGCGGCCTCAATCAGTTTTTTCTCTTGGCTCCAATCAGAGACTTCAAGTAAGCTTCAACCAACGCCGCCGAAACGCCAGGAACATCCAACAGCTGAGCTTTGGCTGTTTCGCTGTATGGCACATCTTCGCCGGCATCATCAGCAATGCCTTTCCATCCGACTAACACCTCATCGGCTACTTCAAGATCAGTCGTGGCTTCAGCTTTTGCCGCCGCCACAATCGCGTTGTTGCGCGCTTGAGGCAGGCGCTTAAACTCAGCGTCGAATGTTTGCCGGTCAAACCGGCCGCCGTCGATGGGGATCTCGACGGTGACCGGCCAGACGTAGCTGTCGGACTGTTTAAGGACAAACGCCATCAGGTGAACGCAATAGAGACTTCGTCATTGCCGGACCCAGTCGGCACAGCAACGTATGGCACGCTAAGCATTTGCACGCCATCTTGGTCAGCATACGCCGGATTGGCAATGTCGCATTGCCCAGCAGTAAACGTAACGCGATTGCCGGCGGTGGTGCCGTGCAGGAAAGTGAGGTTGCCGGTGGTTTCGGTCTGAGCAATCGCAAAGTAATCCTTTGTTGCAAGCGCAGGCGCTTCAAGGACAACAGTGCCAGCAGGCTTGCGATCAGTGATAAGGATCTCTTTGGTGCAGCCGACCAGCTCTCGGTAGACCGTACTATTGGCCATATCAAAATTGACAGACTGCAAGCATCCCGAATAGCTGAAGAACTGGAATGCAGACGTGTTACCGTCCTTGAAGACAAGCGGGCTAGCCTGTGCCGTGTAGGTAGCAGCTGGCAGTGCCGTATCAGTTGGTGCGTTATAGACGCCAACCATCGTAAAGTCAATGGTTGGGATTTGCCCAACTTCCCCTGAAAGACTAAACGTACCGCGGCAGCCGGTCATGATATGACGGATGCCATCATTGTTGAAGTAAATCGTGGCACTGGTGAAGCTGCTGCTGACCGGTGCGTAGGTCACGCTAGTGCTAGCCACAATCGTCTCGCTCATGCCGCAGGCCTGCAGGATGCTGCCAAAGCGGGGAGCAGTGCCAGCAGTGCCAGAGCCGGCCAGCTCAACCTGAAATGTAATGCTGACGCGGCTGTTGGCCAGCAGCTGCGGGCTGTTGCCAAGATATGGGCGGATCAGATCACGGCTAACGACATCGGCCTCAATCGGAGTGATTTCCAGATTCCGCACCAGCAGCGCATCGCTACCGGCCGGGGTGCTATCCGTGCCGTAGGTCGTCTCCTTCTTGACTTGAATTAGCCGCTTGCGTGTCAGAGCCATCGCTCAGGTCCTCTTCCTTAGGTTGAGAGAGAGTGGCCGGCTCTGTTCGCTCAATGAGCTTTCGTTTGCCGGTTTTGATGTCCAGGAGGTAAGTCCCCCCCTGGCCGTGGTACTCATCCATTGTAGGTCTCAGACTGTTGCCAGATTAGCCACGCTGGTTCGATAACGGATCAGGTAATCGCAACTGATCACACCAGCTGGCTGATCTGCCTCCAACAGCTCAAAGTTCACAGCTTGCGGTTGCACGTCCATCGCGTACCCTCCTAACGTCAGGTCCGCCATTAGCTTGCCGTGCAGGTCTTCCACAATCGGATCGGCCAACTGATCCGGCACAGCGCCGCGAATGATCACAGCGATTCGTACCGTGAGACTCCAGTCCAACGTTGGCAGACTGGTATTCTGCTGCGCCTGGTCGCTAATTGGCTCCACCACAATGGCTGGTGATTCTGCCCGTGCCATTGGCTCAACACGGCTGCGGTAAATCCGCGTGCCAACTTGCACCGTGCCAGTAAGCGCCGTGCGCACTGCAGCTAAAACACTCTCGCGGCGTGTTGTCATACTTTTTTCAACCCGATTTCAACAAAAGCGCCATCATCAATCAGCCGCGTCTCGCGCACTGTATAAGCCACACCGGCAACCGTAATGGCATCGCCATACTGCAAACTGCCAAAATCTGATGCCAGCGCCGTCAGCACGTAATCCGTGCTCAGCACCATGTCGCCAGCCAGCACCTGCGATGGCATATCAAGAATGCCCACAGCGGTGACGTTCTCGGTCGTGCATGTCACGCCAAAGTCACTCAAAAATGCTTCTAGCGTTTCAGCTAGCGCCATGCTGCTTCCCTGCTCGTGGTTTGCGCGCCTGCTGTTCTGGCGCTTCGCTAGCGCGACCCATCCTAATCAGCTGCAGCGCTACATCATCATTGACTTCGCAAATAGTGCCGGCAGCGGCAAACTCGCCGTTAATAGCGCAATCAGTTGTCATTAGGATTTTCATATTGAAAAGGGGCGGTTGCCCGCCCCATCCTCCTATCAGGTTGTGATGTCCAAGATGGCGGCGAAGCTCTTGGGATCGCGCACGGCCACGTCATAAGTGACGATGCCGCGAACGCTGGTCAGAGCCTTGCTGAAGTCGTCCTGATCTTCGCCAACGGTGATTTCAAGGCCATTGCCCCAGAATCCGACCATTGCTTGGCTGAAGTCGCCCATCAGCATCGCAGAACAAACGCCGCTGCTGGTTCCCTTGGTCAGGGTGCTGGGCACTTGGTTGCTAACAGCAAGTGGATACCCATTCAAGGCCGCAGGGGTTTGATAGCGGCCGATTGCAGCGCCATCAACGTTGAACAGGAACGGGCCATCACCGGTGGTAGAGCCACCAGCGCGCAGCTTCTTCAGGGCAGCCAGCACCTTGTAGTTGGTGAGGTAGGCCACGGAGCCGGGGTTGACGGCACCGTTCACCTGCATTACGGCAGCTTCCAGGTCCACCACCTTCTCCAGGGTCACAGCGCCACCATTGGTGCCCATGGCCACCGAGCCGATGCCGGAGGTCTGCATGATGCCGGTGGGCTGACCGGAAGAACCGGAGCCGTTCAGGATGCCGAGATCGATAGCAAGGTTGATGCCATCGGTCAGGTCACGACGCACCAGCTCCTCGATGCCAGGAGTGCCCTGCAGCAGGGTCTGACGGCTGTACTTCGACAGGGCAGCCAGATTTTTGGGGCTCATCGTCACCTGATCGAAGGTGCTCTCCGATTGGGTGATCGCAGTGGTTTGGGTGCTCAGGTAGTAGGTCGAAGCCACACCGGAGCGGCGAGGAATCGCCACGTTGCCAACCAGGCCAGGCATGGTGCGCACGCCCAGCTGAAGCATCACCGCGTTGTTCCGCAGGAACTCGATGAACTCATCGGCCATCAAGTCGGTGGCAACAAGGTTGCCGCCGGTCGTAGCGCCAGAGGTCACGTAGGTGGCGCGCTGAGCCAGAGCAGCGAAAGGAACGAAGAAGCTGCGCTCAGTGGTCTTGCTGACGCCGGACTTCTCAACTTCCTTGCTGAGCTCACGCACCAGACCGGCCTCGCGGCTGGACCAGTCACCGGTCAGCATCGCGCGGATGCCAGCGGTGACGCTGTAAATGGCGCGCTCTTGCGATGCCATTTCAACCGGAGCCACGGTTTCAATGGGTTTGATGCTCAGCTGATCAAGCACAGCAGCACGGGCTTCATCCATGCTGCGGCCGCCTTCAATCAACTGCCGGCCAAGATCCTGCAGACCATGCTTGTCGGTCAGCGCGGCAATGCCGGCAATGCGGGCGCGCTCGGCCTTGGCAGCCTCTGCAGCCGCTTCAGCCCGCACCGCCGTCAGATCGGGGGTGTTTTCCATTTCTGGTTCTGGGGTTGGTGATGCGGCTGTGGCCGCGGGTTCGGACGCAATAGAACGACCTAGACCCACTGTAGGATCTGCCGGAATAGTAACAATACTGATCTCATACGGCGCCCAGCTAGTGGCAACAAAGTCACCGCCGCCGCGCTGCTCCATATCATTGATTGCGTAGCCAAAGCTGACATTACGCAGCACGCCATCCTTGACATCAGCCAGCACCTCCTGCGCAAAGGCATTGCGGCTGAACCGTACGCTGGCATAGCCACGCTTGCGGCCATCATCAATCCACGCGCGCTCCACCACGCCGATCACCTTGGCAGGGTCGTGGTTGAACAGCAGCGGCGCCGAGTCGTTCAACCGCGTCAGATCCACACTGCGCTCATCGTGCTGGAGCACCTCATTGCCGAAGTACCGCGCCACCGGATACTCAGAGCTAAACGGAAACTCAATGGTGCGCTCGTCATCGCTGACCGCAAACTCAGCAACCCCTGAGCGTTTCAGCAGTTGCCCTTCAAGGTCACGCAATAGGTTCATCGGCCGGCTCCGCTTCAGCGTTGTCATTCATGCTATCGCCTTGCTCTTCCGTCACCTCCTGCTCTGGTGTCTCCGCTGCTTCATGCTCGTTTTCAGGGTTGCTATCAAAATACAAATCCAACTCCTCGGCCATGTCCACCTCGTAGCGGCGTGCTAGCAGCAGCTCATCTAGATCGCCGCCCTGCTCCGCCACTACCTCGGCCTGCGTCTTGAAGCCACACCGCACGGCCTCCTTGTATGCCTGCACTTCCTTAGTTGGATCCACCCACGCCCAGCCCCTTGGCATCCATCGAATCGCCCGGTAGCGATCTGGATCCGTCTCATACCCCGGCAAGTTCAACGCGCCGCTGAGCACTGCCATCTCAAGCCATGCCTCAAAAACTGGCTGATGGAAGTTCTCGATCATGTACTGCTGGAGCGCCTTCCAGTTCTCTCGATCTTCCAGCAGGCTCAGCCGGCTGCTTGAATAGTTGGTCTGGCTGTAGTCCTGGCTAAGGCTGTGATAGCTGATGCCCATGCCGGCGCTCATGCCGCGCAGCATCGCCCGCATGAACGGCTCAAACTGACCATCCGGTGCATCCAGCTGCGGCACGCTGACCGATTCGCCGGGTGCCAAATACTTGAACACGCCCGGTTCAAAGTTGCTGACCCGCTCGCCATCCATCACCTCATCGCCCATCAGTTCGCCTTCAGGGCTAGTGATAAATCCCATCAGCGCGCTGCTGGCGCGTGCACGCACCACCTCCGCCTGCTCGTACCCAGCAACCATGTGCAGCCGCTGGATCACGCTCGCCAGCCACGGCACACCGCGCGTTTGGCCGGGCCGCTCCATCTGGTAAAGGTGCAGCACATCCTTAGCAGGAACAAACCGATGCCGCGGCGCACTTACTGCCACGCCGCCCACACCATTGTCGCCAGGATGCCGCACCAAGAACGCATACTGAACCGGCCTGCCCCAGCGATCAAGCTCTACACCCATCCGCCATTCGTTGCCTTCGATATTGCTGCCGCCGGTGTACGCATCATCCAGCAAATCACTTTCGATGATCTCCAGCGCAAACGGCACCTTGCTCTTGCCAAACGGCTGCCGCACCATCCGCACAAAGACTTCGCCGCTCTCGGCCATTGCGCCAACCAGCAGCCGCTCAATATCTGAGAAGCACAGCCGGCCTGCAGCATGGCATGAATCCTTGCGCGACCATCTGCTCCACACCATTTCAATCGCGTTATTGATCGCCATATCAAGCCGCCCACCGCCGCGTTGCATCCGCACCTGCGCCTGCATCCTGATGCCGGTGCCGATCACATTATTCTTGATCGCTCGTATCGCCTGCCGTGCATAGTCG